TGGGATGGTTACAGATATGCCTAATAATATTAGAGAACTTGCTGCAAAACATGGTTTAGGTTGGGGCGGTGATTGGAATAGTAAAAAAGATCCTATGCATTTTAGTGCTGCAAAAAATGAAGGCGGCAATTTTAACATAGCTAGAAATGGAAATATTCCAATATCAGTTGGATAATAGCTATAAATAAAAGAAAAGGGTTTTAAGACAAATGGCAGCCACCAAAATATTATCTACTGAAGATGCAAATTTATCTACGCCTTCTATTATTGTTGCTGTAGATAAACCTAATAGCGATTTAGATTTAACATTTTCTGCAAAACCCAATAGCGGGGATGTTTATAAAAAAATAGATGCTGCAGCAGTGAAGCAATCAATAAAAAATTTATTGATGACTAATCGTGGCGATCGTCCGTTTAATTATTATTTTGGAGCAAATTTAGTAGACCTATTATTTGAATTAGATGACGACGATTTAGAAGATGATATTAATCAATATGTGGTAGATGCAATTAAAAATTTTGAACCCCGGGCGGAATTGCTTGATGTCATGGTCAGGGCTGCCCCAAATACTGTTAGAGTACGAGTAGAGTTTATGGTAAAAAATACTCAACAAATTGAAATTGTAGAAACAACTATATCGAGGCTAAGATAATGGCAACAAATATTTCGTCAACATCTTTAGATTTTGTAAATATACGCAATAATCTAAAAACATATTTTGCCCAAAAACCTGAATTTGCTGACTACAATTTTGATGCAGCTGGACTATCTAATATATTAGATGTGTTAGCATATAATACTCATTACAATGGGCTTATTGCGAACCTTGCTACAAATGAATCATTTTTATCTTCTGCCCAACTAAGAGCGTCTGTTATTTCTCATGCCGAATCTTTGGGTGTAAATGTTAGATCAAAAACAGCATCAATTTGTGAATTAGTAGTTTCAGTGAATTTGGGTGGATTAAACCCTAGGCCTGCAAGTATAACTTTACCAATTGGTACTACCTTTACCGCGGTATCAGACAATATAACATACACATTTAAAACTTTGGAAAAATATACCGCAATAGATGATGGAAGTGGCACATTTACTTTTGCGGATTCAAAAGGAACTTTGATTGTTAAAGCAGTTGAAGGAATAGAATATAGCAAAACATTTTATGTGGGCGAAGTTGCAGAAAATCAGGTTTATGTAATTCCTGAAGCAAATTTAGATACAACAACGGCAGTAGTCAAAGTATTTGACTCGCCAACAAGCGCAGAATATACTACATATACTCCGCTATATAAAGCAATAACAGTAAATTCTACATCAACATATTATACTCTTCGTGAAACTCCGAATGGCTATTTTGAAATTAATTTTGGGGATGGTATTACCTTTGGTAAAAGGCCTGAAGCCGGATCTAAAATAGTTATTACATATATGGTGCCAAATGGAGCAGTTGCAAATGGATTAAAAACATTTACAACCGCAAATGAGATTAATATTGATGGTGTTGATTATCCACTTGCGTTAGTATTAAGTTCTAGATCACACTCCGGTGGAGAAAAGCAATCCATAGAATCAATACGACAAAATGCTCCAATTGCATTTGCAACTCAGCAGAGACTTGTTACTGCTTCTGACTATGAAGCATTAATTCGTACAAATTTTTCTCAGATTGATGATGTATCTGCATGGGGTGGTCAAGATAATTTTCCAATAGACTATGGTAAAGTTTTTGTGTCAATAGATTTTGAAGATAATACATCCGAGAATACCAAAATTTCATTAAAAAATTCTATTACCGAAAATTTTGCAAAGAATTTATCAGTGATGTCAATTACAACAGAATTTGTTGATCCCCAAGAATTATATTTTAATATAGAATGTGATATTCAATTTAATCCAGAAAAAACTGCGGCAACAGCAGCAGCAATAAATAATAATGTATTGAGCCAAATTAATTCACATTTTAATGAAAAATTAAATGGGTTTAAAAAAACTTTTAGAAAATCTACATTATTAACTGAAATAGATAATTTAAGTCCGGCTATTTTATCAACAGCTATTCGCATTAAAAATCAATTAAGATTTGTGCCCAATATAAATATCAAAGCAAATTACGAAATATATTTTCCATTTGCAGTTGCACTTCCAGATGACGATTATTATTCTATTATTTCAACAGAATTTAAAATACAAGAATCAGCAAAATTTGCTAGATTTCAAAATAAATTAAATAGTTCAACATTACAAATAGTAGCAACTGATGGTGAAGTATTGGTAGATAATTGTGGATTTATTGATACCATATCAGGTAAAGTCGTAATATATTCATTCAATCCATCTACAATATATGATGGTACTAATTACTTAAAATTAATAGTAATACCTGCGGATCAAAATACTATACGACCAATGAGAAACTATACTATGAAAATAGATAATACTCTAACTACAGTTTCTTCAAATATAGATAAAAATCAAATTTTAAGTAGAATTTAATGCCATCGCAAACATTATCAGATATTAATCGTCTACCGATTAGTTTTAAAAAGAGTTTAGTAAAAGAGGTTCTTCCAGAATTTTTTGCGGAAGAATACCCAAATTTTATTCTTTTTTTAGAAACTTACTATGATTTTTTAGATAGTGCTGAAAATTTTGGTGATTTGATAGATGATCTATATACTATTAGAGATATAGAAGCAGCTAGTCTTGCAAATATTGATAACTTATTTTATGAAATAGGTATGGGTGTATCGCATACATTATTTCAAAATCCTCGTGAAGTGATTAGAAATTTTGCTAGATTCTTTAGAGTTAAAGGATCATTATATTCAGCAGAAGGTTTTTTCCGAGCTTTCTTTGGAATTGATGTAGAAATTGAATATCCTAAAACTAATTTGTTTATTTTGAACGAATCAGAAATTGGAATTGAATCATTAAAAGTATTACAAGATGGTGGTTTATATCAAGTTTTATCACATCTTATTAAAGCTCCTATTTCTATATCAACATGGGGTGGGTTATATAAAAAGTTTGTGCATCCAGCAGGATTTTATCTTGGTGCCGAAGTTCAAATATCAAATGTTGCGGTTGCTAATCTTAATGCTATCGAGGTAATTTTTGATTCAGCATCTAATGTGGTTGATATAACAGAAATAGCATCGGTTGTGCCACTTACATTTAGCTCAATTTCATTGCTTGATAAAATGGGCGCAACAGATTATCTTGCCGATCCAAACACGGGCGATGTATTATCACTTAATGTTCGTACCGGAATATTGGAAAATGCTGGATCGTATGATTTAAAAGAAGCTAATGATTCTGATAAACCAATAATTCACACAAGGCTAAGTTCTACTGAAACAGTACGCAAATATGCAGCAGCAACAATTGCAGAATTAGCATTAGAATATGAAACAATTTCTGATTTGGCTAATGCAAGCTCACCAACAGTAGATCAAAGTTTAAACAATAATTTTGGTATTAATGTATCAAATACTTATGAAACAGTTGATCAAGAAGAATTCGTAAGATATGATTCAAATTAACTGTAAACTTATATAAATACAATTAAATAGATTCAAAAAGAGATATTTTAATGGCGCAAGAAATTATTAATATAGGTTCATCTGCTAATGATGGAACTGGTGATACTTTAAGAGCAGCAATGTCAAAATGTAATAATAATTTTACTGCATTATTTGGCGGTGGATTACTTGAATCATATACAGTAGCAACTCTTCCAAGTACACCCGTAACTGGGTCATTAATTTTTGTTTCAGATGGCGATACCGGTTTGCCATGTCTTGCAGTATATGATGGAAGTAATTGGAAAATTATTTCCCTCGGATCAAATATTTAGGAAAATACGAAAATGGCAGCAACAGTTACTGACAATTTGAAAAAAACTATACTTCAAGCTATTATTGATGATTTTACTGATGCTAGTAATAATTATTATATTGGGGTGGGTAGATCTGAGTACTGGGATAGCGGAGACGTTGCGCCGGTGGCTCAAAATCATATGGATGAACAAAGAAAATTCAGAAATTCGCTACAGGCAATTAAAAAAGTTAGAGGTGTTTCTTTCGTTGTACCTAGACAGAATTGGACTAGCGGCACAATTTATTCCGCATGGGACGACCGCCAGCAAGGATATCCGGCGCGCTCCTATTATGTGATGAATGCCAATTATCATGTGTACGTATGCTTACGGGCTGGCCGTGATAATACTGGAGCTTTAGTACCATCTGTTATAAATCCTACTGGCTCAAATAATGATCCATTCGAAACTGCTGACGGATATGTTTGGAAGTTTATTTATACAATTTCAGAAATTAATGCAAAATATTTCTTATCGGCAGGTTATATGCCAGTGTCAAATGTAGAATTACAACCAGACTCAGACGCATCTGGAATAACATTAAAACAATGGGAAATTCAGCAAGCCGCAAATTCATATATGCTATCACAAGTAATAGTAACTGCTGGTGGATCGGGTTATACTTCTGCCCCTACTGTTAGTATTATAGGTACTGGGCATGAAATTGATGCTGGTGATCATTTAGCGGCTACTATTGATAGCGCAGGCACTGTAACTAAAGTAGAAATTGTTAATGAGGGTTCTACATTAAATTATATGTGGAATCTCGAAGGAACATCATTAGAATTTACTGGTGGGGGTGGATCTGGGGCTGCGGCGCGTCCAGTAATTTCATCTGCTGCCGGGTTTGGAGCAGACGCAAGAGAAGATTTAAAAGCATCTGGCTTAATGTTTAATAGCAAAATTGAAGGTGATGATGTAGACTTTATTACCATGCAAGATTTTAGACAAGTCGGACTTATTAAAAATCCTACATTAATAAATAGCAACACATTATTTACTAATGAAACTGGAAATGCATTGGATCATATGACATTGCAAAGTATTTCTGTGGCTTTTTCTCCAGATAAAACTATACAAGGCTCAACATCAGGTGCTCAAGCATATATTGATAGGGTTGTTAATGGCGCAGTATCAGATACTCCTCCACATAAAATTTATTTCCATCAAAATGAAGAAACTGGATTTAAGCAATTTACAGCCGGTGAAAATATAACAGAAATTAATGGTCCAGGAGTTGGGGTGTTATCATCGGGAGCCTGGAGGGTTGATGGAGAATTTGATCCAACAACAGGTGATATTTTGTATATAGATAATAGAGGTGCAGTAGAAAGAAGTGCATCTCAATCAGAAGACATTAAAGTAATCATCCAATTGTAAGAGATATAAGATACCATGGTAATAACATATTCAGAAAATGCATTTGAAAATCTATATCACGATGATTTTAGTGATAGTGCTGGTTTTCAAAGAATTTTATTTAATCCGCGCAAAAGTCTTCAAGCTCGTGAATTAACACAGTTACAAACCATTCTTCAAAATCAAATTACAAAATTTGGTCAAAATATTTTTAAAGAGGGTGCAGCGGTCAATCCGGGTGGTTTATTTATTAATGATAAATCAGAATTTATTAAATTACAAGAAGACACCATTCCTGATGCAGTTGTGCTTAATGAAAAATTTTTAGGTCAAACTTCGAATATTGAATTTCAGTTAATTTCTGCTGAAGCAGCTGCTGGTGCAGATCCTGCTACAATTTATGTTAGATATACAAATAGTTTATCCGGCACTTCTGGGGCTTCACCTATTACTGTTTTGGCAGGTGAAACTTTAGTTGGCCAAACATCTGGTACTATTTTAACAGTACAAGCAACAAATACAATTGCTAATCCAGCTGTTGGTCTTGGAGTAAAAGTTTCTTCTAATGCCGGAAGTTTTTTTACACAAGGATTTTTTGTATACGCGCCTGCCCAAACTTTAATTGTTTCAAAATATAATAGAAATGCCACATTAGAAATTGGTTATAAAGTTATTGAAGATATTGTAACTGCTGATGATGATTCTTCTCTTTTCGATAATACTGGAGCAGTACCAAACCTAACAGCGCCTGGTGCTGATAGATTTAGAATTAGATTAATATTAATTGATAAAGCAAATATTGTAAATGGAGAAACATTTGTTTCTCTTGGAAAAATTGTTAATTCTAATCTTGTTAATTTAAATACTGGCTCTAACCAATATAATAAAATTAATGATTTATTAGCAACAAGAACAAACGAAGAATCCGGCGATTATTTAGTAACTCCATTTAATTTGGCATATGACTCAGCAACATCTTCTACATTAAAGCTTACTGTAAGTAACGGGACTGCTTATGTGAATGGTTATAGAGCAGAAAATCCTACTCCATCATTTATTACGGTTAATAGGGCACAAACAGCCGAAACTTTAAATAATAGCTCTATCGGTGTTGAATATGGCGATTTTGTAATTATTTCACAATTAACTGGTGTACCAGATATTGAATTTTATTCAGAAATAAACTTGGTATCGAGTGTTGATGGGCTTGCTTCAAATGCAATTGGTACTGCTCGAGTAAGATCTATTGATAAAGTTGGTGATGGCACATATAGATGTTATATTTTTGATCTTAAAATGAATACTAATCAGAGCTTTAGAAATGTTAGATCTATTGCTTCAGCTGATGCATCTTTCCTTGGTGTTATACAGTTATCAGAGGGTATTGCTAAAAGAAATAATACTAACCTTGCTAATTTATTATTTCCATTACCTAGAACAAGGCCGCAAGAATTATCCGATATTTCTATGCAAGTCCAGCGAAAATTTACCGGTACAACCGACGCCACTGGACAAGCAATTATTAGTTTGAGTGATGTTAATGAATCATTCACAAATGCAAATGATTGGATTATTTCTGTAAACGGTGTAATTGATACAAGTGTAGTAATTAGCGG